TAATGCTTTTGAGAATGTATTAACGGATGATGTAAGAGCATTGGTAAATCATGATCCTAATCTATTACTGGCAAGAACTACAAGCGGAACTCTTAATTTAGAGCAGACTGCTGATGGATTACAGTATACATTTGATGTACCAGATACTACTTATGGTAGAGATTTAATAATTTCAATGGAGCGTGGAGATATTACACAGTCAAGTTTTGCATTTACAATTGAAGAAGATAGCTGGGAATCTACAGAAGATGGAGAGATAAGAACTATAAATAAAGTTAAAAACCTTTATGATGTTTCTCCAGTAACTTATCCAGCATATCCTGATGCTGATGATTTAACATTAGCTAAACGCTCATTGGCTTTACATAAAGAAAAAGAAGAAAATAAAAGACAAGAAAAAGATTTGGTGCAGCGTTCTCTTGTTGCATTAAAGATAGAATTAAAAAAGAGAAAATAATAAATTAAAATAACAATTATGAAAAATAGTATTGAATTAAAAGAATTGCGTTCTGATATTATTTCTAATTTAGAGAACATCAAAGATGTTGCTACTACTGAAGAAAGAGATTTAACGCAAGATGAGAACAATCAAGTAGATGGCTTATTAGCAGAAGTTGATGAGTTAGATATTAAGATTGAAAGAGCTGAAAAGCTTGAAACAGTTAAGCGTAATGCTGCTGTAGTATCTGGAGTTTCTTCTAAAAAAGAAGCAAAAGAATTAAGAGATTATTCATTTCAAGATGCACTTAAACAAGCTGCAACTGGTAGGATTGAAGGTCTTGTAAAAGAAATGGATGAGGAAGCAAGAAGTGAATCAAGATACACTGGACAATCTTACAAAGGAATTGGTATTCCATCAAGCATACTAACAAGAGCTGCAATTGGTACTGCTGCTGCAAATTCTACTGATGTAATGGCGTGGACTGATCAGCTTGAAGCTAATTTAGTTTTAGCATCTGCTGGAGCTAACTTTTACAGCGGAATTAATAATATGAAATTTCCAGTTTTTGCAAGTATTAATTCTTTATTTGTTGCTGAATCTGGTGGCTCTGCTCCAGCTGCAAACGGAACTGCTACTTCTTTAACTTTAAGCCCAAAGAAATGTATCTCAATCGTAAATGTATCAGCTGAAGCTGTTACTCAAAATGCTTCTATTGAAGCTGCATTGAGAAGAAGTATGGCTCAAAGTGTTGCTGCTACAATGGAATCAGCTTTTTTAGGTAATGATGATGTTACAGCTGCTCCTACTTCATTATTTAAGGATGCAACTTCTGTTGCTACATCTGTTATTTCTTTAACTAATGTAGAGAAAATGGAAACTGACTTATTAGCTGCTGATGTAGCTTTAGAAGGAGCAAGAATGGCTTACATTCTTAACCCAGCTGCTTATGCTGATGTAAAATCTTTAGCTCAAGTAGGTAGTGTTTCTGCTTTGTATGATCATGCTGATAAAAGATTAAATGGATATTTCTCATTCATTACATCTAACTTGAACTCTGGCGGTACTGCTTCAAAAACTGCTGCTATGTTTGGAGATTTCTCTAAAGTCCATATAGCTCAATTTGGTGGATTAGATGTTATTTATGATGTGTATACTGGAGCTTCAACTGGAGAGCCACGATATGTACTTACATCTCTTATGGATGCTGGTGCTGTTCAAGCTACTACATTCCAAAAGAATTTAGAGGCATAATATTTACAATTAATAATTAAAGGGGTGGTAATAGCTACCATCCCTTTTTTTTAAAACTAAAATAAAATGGCAAAAAGTTATGGAGTAGATACAGCAGCCGCAGCAGCAATATTAACAACTGCTGAAGCTAAAACTCATTTAAAAGTAGATACTACTGCTGATGATACTTACATAGATAATCTAATAAGTGCAGCTACTGAATCAGCTCAAATATTTACTAATAGATATTTTATTAATACTACTATAACTCAATATGGAGATAAGTTTAGTGATCTTGCTACATTATTTAAAAGTAAAGTAAGCTCTATTACAAGGATACAATATTATGATAGTAATAATAGTTTACAAACATTATCTACTGATGTGTATTTAACTGATATAGTTCATCAGCCAGCAAGAATAGGATTAAAGCCAAATCAATCTTATCCAGCAATAGCAGATAGAATTAATGCAGTTCAATGTACGTATGTAGTAGGATATGGATCAGCTGCATCTGATGTGCCAGAGGGAATAAGAGAAGCAGTACTTTTAACTATTGGTAATTGGTATGAGAATAGGCAAGAAGTTGTAATTGGAAGAATATCTACTGAATTACCTAAATCAGCTCAATATTTATTAGAGCAATTTAAAGTTCAGACATTATGACAATAGGAGAGCTTGATAGAAGAATTACTTTACAATATCCTACAGTAGCATCTACTGATTATGGAAGTATAGAAGTTAGTGAGTGGACTAATTACAGAACTGTATGGGCTAAAATGGAATGGGATGGCGGAAGTGAATCAGATGAAACTGATAAGATTACAAGCTTAACAAAAGTAAATTTTTATATAAGAAATTTAGATTTAGATAGCTTTATTTCTGGTACAGATAGTGAGGGAGCTGCAAGGCCTACAATGGAATATAGAATAAGATATACTGATGGAGGTGCATTAAAATATTATTATCTTCATAATATAGAACAAATAGAAGGAAGAGATAGATTTGTAAAAATTAAAACAGAGCAAAAAGATTAATGGCAAATTTTGGTAAAAAATCGCAGCAAATGAAATCCGCAGTTAAGCTGATGGGTGCTAAAGAGATTAATGATATGTTTGCTGCTTTGCCAAAACAAATAAAAAGATATACAGTGTGGAAAGCTCTTTGGAGAGAAGTAGGTAGAGAAGCATTAAAAGATGCTCAAGAGTTAGCTCCAAAACTGGGAGATAGTAAGAATGTAAGTGATAGAACAGAAGTAAGGGGTGTAGTATATCCGCCAGATGAAAATAAGAGGATAGCTAAAGGAACTCTAAAAAAGAGTATCCATTTCTTTACAACAAGAGATAGTAAGAATCATTTGGGATTATATTTAGGCCCAAGAGTAAAGAGAGCGTATGCGAAAAATAAGGGTGGATATTATGGAGCTTGGCTTGAGTATGGTAATGAGGTTATGCATTTTGGAAAGTATAGAAGTAGAGCTACTAAATTTATGCAGCCAGCGTGGGATAGAAATAAAGTAAAAATGACAAAAACAGCATTTTCAAAAGCTGCAAATATAGCAGCTAAAGCAATAAAAAGACATGAGAAGAGAATGCAGAAACCATCTTTTAAGAATTTTGGTAAATGGGGATATTAAATGAAGATAGGATACGCAATATATAATATTTTAAGTACTGATAGTGATGTAGCTGCTATTGTATCTACAAGGATTTTTCCAAATGTAGCAAGAGAATCTACTGCATTTCCATTTCTTATCTATACAACAACTGGAGTTGATCCAAATGATACAAAAGATGGAGTAAGCACATTAGATACAAATAATTTTACAATTTTATGCTATTCTGATAAATATTCTCAAGTAGCAGATTTAGCACAAAAGGTAAGAATAGCTTTGGATAGGAAATCTGGAACTTATCCAGCTTCTGGAGTAGAAGTACAAAGCATACAATTTACCAGTTTTGATGAAGATTTTGATATGAAGGGAGATGGACAAGGAGTTTATGTTCATACATTATCTTTTAATTTAAGGCAAATTAATCCAGTATCAAATTAATAAATATGAAAGATTATAAAATAATAAAAGAATGGGAGTTTAGCACAAGTAAAACATTTAATGTAGGTAGAATGGTATGCTTAAATGATGATTTAGCTAAACAAGCAATGAAAGATGGATATATAGAAAATCCAAATAAAAAAACTAAAAAAATAAAGAAAGATGGCGGAGCTAACAGTTCAACAAATAACTGAAACTGGGGGAGCAGCAACTTATGTTAGTGCTGCATCTGGTGGAGATACAGCAAATAATAATGGGCATTTATTTCTGCATATAAAAAATGGGGGTGGTAGTGAGATAACTGTAACTGTAACAGCTCAAACTACAACTGTTGATAGTGGAGCTTATGGGGATTTAACTAAAGCTAATGCAACAATAGCAGTAGCAGCAAGTGGAGAAGCTTTTATTGGTGGATTTGCTCCAGCTGCTTTCAATGATGGAAATGGGGAGATAGCAATAACTTATACTGCTGTAACGAGTGTAACAATAGCAGCTCTTTATGTTTAAAATAAATAAATAAATAACAAATTAAAATAATAGAAAAATGGCAATAATTAACGGAACGGATTTAAAAGTTTATGATAGCTCAACTAATATCCTTATAGCGTTTGCTCAATCAGCATCAATTACAATTAATATGGATACAAGAGATATCTCTAATAAAGAGAGCGGCGGTTTTGCTGAATCTCTTGAAGGTCAGAGAAATTTTGAAGTAAGTGTGGATGGAGCTTATGCGTGGACTAATGCAGCTGGATCAGCTTTAACAAATGGATCAGATGATTTAGTATTAAAATATATGTTAGATGCTGGGAGTAATACAAGAGAAGCATTTACTTTAAGATGGGGAAATACTGCTGGAGCAACTGGAGATACTTATTATCAAGGTAGTGCATTTTTAACTTCATTCTCTGCTACTGGTGGAACTGAAGATACTGCTACCTATAGTATGACTTTCACTGGCACTGGAGCGATTACACAAACTGTATCTTAATAACCTAATACTCAAAATCCCTTACGCATTCCTTTTTTCAAGTGGGTTGCGTTTAGGGTGAGAGTATTTTTAAAACTTGAAAAAAATGGAATATACTTTTGTAAAATTAGGGGGAGTAAAATATCCTATTAAATTTGGATTTAATGCATTGCGTAAATACTCAATGAAAACTGGAACTACCTTAAATGAATTAAATAAATTAGGAGCGGATATGAGTTTAAATGATGCTCTTATTTTAATACATTGCGGTATTGAGGATGGATACAGAGCAGCAAAGCAAAAATGTGAATTATCAGTAGATGATTTAGCTGATAAGATGGATGGAGATATGGAAGGCATCTCAAGATGTATGGAAGTGCTAACCGATATGATGGGGGGAAATAATGAAAAAAAGCCGAAGCCCAAGAAAGCGAAAAGCTAACTTGGGATAAACTTGAGGGAATTGCTTTAGGGCAATTAGGAATGAGTGTAGCGGAATTTTATGATATGATTCCAAAGCATTTTTTTAATAAATTAAATGGCTTCTTTGAATTAGAGCAGATGAGAGAGAGGAATGAATGGGAGAGAACAAGATGGCAAACTTGCTACTTATTAAATATCCAAATAGCAAAAGGTAAAAAATTGAAACTTACTGACTTGATTAAATTTGATTGGGATAAAAAAGAAGAGGTGGATTTTGAAAAATTAAAAGCGAAAGCTGAATATATTAAAAAGTTAGAAGAGCATGGCAAATAAAAGTATAGGATTACTTAACATAGTATTTGGAGCTGATTTAAGGGGATTTGATAGGGCAATGAAAAAAGCCCAGAAGAGCATAGGAAAGTTCAGCAAAAAAATGCAAGCTACTGGTAAAAATTTAACAACAAGAGTTACATTACCAATAGTTGGATTAGGTATTGCAGCTGTTAAAATGGCTTCTGATTTTGAAGAAACTGATAGCAAATTTAAAACAGTATTTGGAAGCATTCAAAAAGAAGCTGAAGATACAGCCAAAACATTTCAGAAATCATTTGATCTATCTGGGCAAACATCTAAAAAATTACTTGGAGATACTGGAGATTTATTAGTTGGATTTGGATTTACAGAGAAAGCAGCTTTAGACTTATCAAAACAAGTGAATGCATTAGCAGTTGATTTAGCTTCTTTTACAAACTTTGAAGGCGGAGCAGCTGGAGCATCCAGAGCTTTAACAAAAGCATTAGTAGGAGAAACTGAATCAGCTAAAGCATTAGGAATTGTAATAAGACAAGGTACTGCAGAATATAAAGCAAGAGTAGAGCAGATACAAAATACTCAAAATGTAACAATCTTACAAGCTAAAGCAATTGCCAATCTTGAAATAGCTGTATCTCAAAGTGGTAAGGCTATAGGAGATTATGCACGAACATCTCAAAATTTAGCCAATCAAACAAGAGCCTTGCAAGAAGCATTAAAAGATGTTGCAGTAGAATTTGGAGTAATATTAATTCCAATAGCCATAAAAGTAGTTGAATTATTTAAAAAAATGGCTCAATGGTTTAGCGAATTACCAATAGAAAGTAAAAATTTAATTATTAATATAAGTGCTTTAGTTGCTGCTATTGGCCCTTTATTAATATTCTTTAGTAGTTTAGTTGCTGCTTTTGGGAGATTTTTACCATTAATTAGTAAAGTTGCCACAAAAATAACTAAATCATTAGGGCCATGGGGAAAATTAGCTGCTTTAGTTTTAGCATCTGCTAAAGGTATTTGGGAGATGTTTACTGGAGAAAGAGAATTGACAGAGCTGGAAAAGAATTTAGCAAAAGGAAAAAAAGAACTTAATAAAGAATTAGAAAAGGAGAATGGTTTATTAGATGATCTGTTAAGTAAAATAAATAAACTAAACACAGCTGAAAAAAAACAAACTGTTGGTAAACTTACTACAGTACCATCTTTAGGGCCTACTATAATGCCAGTAGATGAATTAATAGTTAACTTGGATAAAGTTTTTAAAAAAACTGAACGAGTAGTTACAATGCAAGATAAATATAATGATGCATTAGGAGATTTTGGGGATACTTTTGCAAATGCTTTTGAAAATGCTTTATTATCTCAAGAAGGATTTTTTAAAGCATTTATTAGAAATCTAAAAGCTGCTGTTGCCCAGCAATTAGCAATGCTTGCTGGGTTGCAAATAGCATCTGTTCTTTTTGGTGGTACTACGTTAGGAAAAGGATTGCCAACATCTTCTGGCTTATTTAAAGGAATTGGAAAGGTTTTAGGTCTTGCTAATGGTGGTTTAGCTACTGGCCCTACAATGGCATTAGTAGGAGAGGGAAGCGGTACAAGTATAAGCAATCCAGAAGTAATAGCACCTCTTGATAAATTACGGAATCATATGGGTGGAGATTTAAGAGTAACTGGTAGATTAGTAGGAAATGATATATATTTAAGTAATGAAAAAGCTGGTGTAAGCAGAAATAGATTTATCTAATGGCATACAATAGAAGATATGAAAGCACATATTTTTCACTTAATGGAAGGCAATACTATCTTGAAATAAGGGATCAAAATTGGCCCTCTGGTATTGGAGTTAAGGAAGCAGATTTAGGAGTTGGCGGATGCTCTATCCAATACGATATGGAAGGCGAGGAGAAATATTCTCCAATCATTGCATCTAAAATGGATATTCCATTTATGGTAAAAGATGCAACAGATAAAATATTTATAAAAAACTTAATAGAAGATTATAATGAGGGAGATGTAGTTGTAGCATTATATATAGGTAATGGAGCTAACTATGCACCAGTTTGGGCTGGCTATCTATTAATGGATTTAGGAGCGCAGCAAGATATAGATTATCCCTATGAAGTTAAGATTACTGCAACAGATGGATTAGCAAGATTAAAAGATATTGGCTTTTGGAGTGATGAAGTTAATAGTATTACTTATAAGCATAAAGGCCTTGAAAGAATAACTTATTGGATTGGAGAAATCCTTAACAAAATAACTCCACCAGGCACAACTCAAGGAATCTCCCAAGATGCTATAATCAGAGCAGCTGTAAATTGGTATAATAAAAAGCATAATTCTACTGCAACTTCTTTTGGGCCTTTATATCAAACTCAAATAAAGATGGGAATGTTTGAGCAACAAGATGGAGCTGGTAATAGTACTGTATCTAATTGCTATGAAGTTTTAAAATCATTATGTATTGCATTAGGAATGAGAGTTGTATATTGGAAACATTCATTTTATTTTATTCAATTAGATGGATATAATACAGCAGAATCTGGTACTTTAGCAAATCCTACAAATATAAATACAAGAGATTATAGTTTAGCCGATCCGCCAGTACATACAGCAAGTAGAGATTATTTAGGTACAACTTGGTGGACAAGATATAATCTAAATATAGAAAATGTTACAACTCCTGGAAAGGGGATACAAAAATTAGCTGGTACAACTTATCAGAATTATCCAATACTAAAAAGAGTTACTGCTGATTATATTAGTGCGGAAACACAAAACTTATATAGAGGATTTCCAGAGAGCAGTAGTGCAGATGGTAGTACAGTTGTGGAAGTTGTACAAGATACTCTTTTTGATCCATCAGCTGGCCAAAATTTATTTTTAACTGTGCCATTAATATTTCAGCAAGATACAAGCGTAGCAAGTTTTAATAATAATTATTTAAGCTATAAAGTAGAGTTTAAATGTAGAATAACAGCTACTGATGATGCAACTATACCTACAACTTATAATCTTAAATATAATGGAAGTGGAAACTATGCTTGGACTACAGCAGCATATAATGCTATTAATAATGATTTTGTAGTATTTGAAACTAATACTTTAACTGCTGCTAATACTGGAGTACAAACATTAACTCCAAAAGGAACTAATGGAACTCTCCCTAATTTAACTGGTAGTGGTGGCTGGGAAATAAAAATACAATTAGCATCCTATTTTTCTAATGGTAGCCCGGAAGATCCAGTAAGAGTTTATAAATCTACTCCATCTAATCCTACTATAGTTACAAATGGCTCATCTTATACTACTCATGGTGTAAAGTGGATAAATGCATTAAATCCTAATGTATCTACTACATCTAATACTACTGTTACTCCTGGATCAACTGGAACTTTAGGTCCGCAAACTCCTACTATTAATACTCAATCTTGGACTATAACTAATGGAAATCCATTTTTAGGCCAATTATTTTTATTAAATACTTCATCAAGTATAGGCCCACTTGGGCAACGAATAGTAAGCTCAACTAATGAAACTGATACCTCTCAATTAAATTTAGGGCAGATGAGATGGGGAGATGCTCCAATGGGATCAGATTCTTCCAGTATTAAAGTATGGAATACTACAGCATTACCAGTACCAGAATGGCAATATACAGCAGCTGCTGGAGAATGGGGAGTTAATACTACATCTGGAAATTCATCTTTAACTAAATTACTCTTAAAGCAGTATTTAGATGGACAGAGCTTTCATGTATATAAAATGAATGCAAGAATTACATTAAGCACCCATAATAAATATAGCGTAGATTCAAGTGGAACAAGGCCAAAATATATAAATCCAGTTGGTAGAATAAATGATGTAGATGGTAAAAGCTATGTGTTTTTAAGGGGTACATTTACAACTGGTAATGATACTTGGGATGGAGAATGGTTTAATATTGGAGTAGGAACTCCAACTATAACAACTACTTCTACTGATATATATGGTAAAAATACTCCAGAGCCAACTGCTCTACCTATGAATGTGATTGGTGGCGGTAGTGGGAATATATCTCAAAAATTAGCAAATCCATTAGCAATAACAACTACAAGCTCTTATTTAGCTGCAACTGATATTTTAACTAATGGGCAATTTACAACTGATAGTGATTGGACTAAAGGAACTAATGTAACAATAGCTGATAGTAAGTTAAAATTTGCCAGTGTAACAACTGGAGCTGGTGCTTTAAGTACTGCATCTACTGTAACATTAGGTAAACAATATAATGTAAGATTTGCAGTATCTGAATATACTTCTGGCGGTGTATATGTAAAACTGGGAGCAACTTCTGGAATTACTGTAATGGCAGATGGAGATTATAATCAAAATATAATACCAGAAACTTCTACAACAATACAATTAATTGCAAAGAAAAGTAATCTTACTAATACAAAAAGTTTAGATTTTGATGGCTCTGATGATTATGTAGATATAAGTGGTGTAGATACAACTATAAATACAACTACTGGTACTGTATCAGCATGGGTTAAATTAGATACAATTGGAGTAAGTTGTACTATATTTATGGCAGCAGTTGATGCTAATAATCATATAAGAGTATGGTATAAGAATAGTGATAGTACATTAAGATGGACTTTTACAAGAGGGGGTACTAATAATGTTATTAATTATTCCACTTCAATTGAGGGAGATGGCAATTGGCATCATATAGCTCTATCGTGGAGTACTAATGACTTAAAAGGATATTTAGATGGAACTGAAGTATCTACTGGTACAATGAGCGGAACATTTACTGGTACAATAGATACAGTTCATATTGGAAGATATACAGAATCATCTACATCTTATTGGCTTGGAAATATAGATGAGGTAGCATTATGGGATACAGCATTATCAGCTACTGCAATATCTTCTATTAGGAATTTAGGAAATCCAACTGATTTATTAAGCAATGTAGGTAGCTATAGTAGTACATCTTCATTAATAGGATGGTGGAGAATGGGAGATGATGCTACCTATCCTACAATACCAGATGCAAGTACAAATAGTAATAGTGGCACAA